GGCACAAGCCAAAGACAGAGCGGATAAATGACGCAATCGAGAGGCTGGAGAAAAGAACCTATTTTCACACCTTGCTTTATAAGCTGCTGTTCATAGCGGAGCACGACAACTTGAAGCTGGTGATAGAAAACCCTGCGACAAAGCCGTCCTATCTGATTGGAACGCAGAACTTCCCGAATCCGACATTTATCGACAGGAACAGAATGGAGAGAGGCGACTGGTTCGTAAAGCCTACCGCGTACTGGTTTGTAAACTTTGAGCCGACACACGGATTCACCCGGCAAAATGACAAGGAGCAGAAGATAATCAATAAATGCAAGCAGGGAATTAAAGCCGGAATTTGCAGCGAGGAAAGAAGCATGATAAGCCCGGACTACGCAAGGAACTTCATCTGCGACTTCATAATCGGGAAGAAACAGGAGAACCAGAGAGAGCCGGAGCTGTTCTAGGGCAAGCGACTATAGATGTATGACGATACAGGAAATGTTCAGCAGCTTAAAAAGATACGGATATGTGGTTGACACGGAGTGGGAAGAAAGCGACCACCCGAGAGATGAGAACGGGCAGTTCACGGACGGAAACGGAGATTCAACAAGAAAACAAGGTGCAGCCGCAAAACTACGAGAAGAGTTCAACCGAAACACGAGCAAGTATCTGAATACGGACTTTAGAAACAAGGCGACTGGAATATCTGCAAGTTTCACAGGGAAAAGTCAAAAAGAACTTAGAAGCAGAACTATAAACACAAAAGAAAATGGTTTTACTTTGCAAGAACATTTTGAAGCTGCGAATCAGATAAAAGAACTCTTTGAAAATTCGGAGCTGATAAAAGAGCATAAGGACATCAAGCATAATGATGAGAATTTAAGGATTGAAAGATTCTTGAGCCAGCCAATAAAGCTGAAATCAGGAAAAGAAGCTAGAGCCTGCATAACAGTAAAACATACTTTAAATGTCAATGGGCGGCTTGTTTATTCGCTGGAAGCAATGGACATAAAAAATGCCCTTGAAAAGACAAGGGCGAAAGGACAAGACCATAAAGGCGATTCATCCAGCAACTCAAATATAGCCGATAATGCCCCGGAAGTCAAATCGATTGCGGGGCTTTGGCAGACAATCAAGCAAGGCGGATATGTCTAGGGGATTTTATGGACGGCTACAAGAAACAGGCTTATAATGGGCTTATGGAGTTTGAAAAGACAATCTACGGTATTCTTTCAGCCTTTGAGAAACAGCTGGATGAAGCCTCTTTCAACCTTGATATTCTGAAAGCCCGGACATGGAACGTTTCAGAAATACGGTTCATCAGATATTTGAAAATGCTTTTAAATGCCGGGTACATTGACGGAATAACAATAACTCCGCTTTCAGACAGCCAGTACTACATAAAGAGCGACAACGCGACAATCACGCTGAAAGGGCTTGAGTATCTGGCGGAAAATTCAATGATGAGAAAAGTTGCGGACATCCTCAAAAAAGGCGCAAGCATAACAATCCAGTCAGTGTCAGAAGCTGCGGCAGACAAAATAACAAAGTAAACCGACAGCCATAACCCAAAACGACTATAAGGGTATGGCAAGATTTGAACAGTTACAGGCAACAGAAACCAATCCACACCACAAAAGGATATTCGAGATAATCGCAGGGCACGAGAGCTGCTCAAGGGCGACAGAGGACGGCTACGGCGAAATCACGCTGGACGCAGGCGAGCTTGAGGCGATACGCGACGAGCTGGGAGCAGTGGTCCAGGACGCAAGACCGGGAACGCAGACGGCGGAGGAAATGCGCAGACGGCTTATATCCGACTTTCCGCAGAGGCTGAAAGCGGAAACGGAGGCAAGGGCGAACGCGGCGAGGCTAGCGCAGAACAATGGAATAGTACAGGACGGCTACAACAACCCGGTGAGCGGAATAGGCACATACATAGACCCGGGAATGCAGACAGAGAGCTTTATCCCGGTTTCAATCACACCGGCGGAGGCTACCGCCTACTATGCGAACGGCGGAGTTCCCGCAAGAATCATCAACAAGAAAGCCGGCTGCCTCTCGCTGGACGGCGTGCATTTCGAGTGCGCACAGATGAGCCCTGACGACATCACACGGCTTGAGGACTACGCGGAGAAATGCGGATTCAACGAGGCGTACTCGCAGGCGATAACGCAGGCTCTCATATTCGGCGGAGCGGCAGCCTACCCTGTCCTTGACGGCGACAATCCCCTCTCATTCCAGAAGACAACAAGCGAGCTTTTTAAGGGGCTTAGAAAGAGGCAGGACTTCATAAGATACTGGGTGAACGCGGACCGCTGGAACTGCGTGTTTGTGCCGGAGTACAACATAACGGCGCAGGACTACCTGTATGCAAGAAGCCTTTTTATTCCGCTTGGAGGCGTGCGCGTGAGCACGGACAGAATTGTGATGGTGCGCCCCAGCAAGCTGCCGTTCTGGGGTGCGATACAGCAGATGGGCTGGTCTACAAGCGACTTCGAGGGCTGGATAAGGGATTTCGAGAGCTACCAGATAATGAAGATGTCGCTTCCGATAATGGCGCAGCAGTCAAGCCTTATGTACCACGCAATCCCGGCGGACGGTCTTATCATCGAGAACGGCCCGGAATTCGCAAAGCAGTTCTTCAAGGAGAACGAGCGGCAGATGAGGGAATGGAGCATGCTCCACCCCAAGGCGATAAACAGCGTGGGCGAAATCAAGATCCTTGAACGGACTTATACAGGATTCCGCGACCTTATAAACGAGGCGCGGCTGGCACTTTGCGCGGCAAGCTCCGTGCCGGAATCGGTTCTGTTCGCGGAAAAATCGACAGGGCTTGCGAGCGACAACGAGGACGATGTGACACTCAAGCAGAGCGAGGCCATAAGGCTTCTGTTCAACACGGTGTCGCCTAGCTTCAAAAACTGCATAAGAATTCTTGTATGCTCGTGCTTCGGACTTGACAGCGAACAGGCAAAAATAGCGGACAAGGTGCGAATAAAGGCTGACACAGGCGTAATCATAAGCGACGGCGACAGGGCGCAGCTGGGACAGGCGTTCACAACAATGTCGGGCCAGCTCGTGGCAATGGGCGTGCCTCTGTCAACGGCGGTAAAGGTGGCGCAGAAGTTCGTGCCGAGCGCGGACTTGGACGAGGACACAATGGCGGAGCTTGGCGCGGGCGAGAGCGAGGGAATGGACGAGAGCCTGTGGGAGCAGCTGAACGCAGGGCGCGGTATGGGCGGAACGGTTGGCGGCGGTATCGCGCAATGACGATAGGCGGAATGTTCGAGAGCCTCAAGCGGTGCGGATATATAGCTGACCGCAAGTATGAGACTGGAGATATAAGCGAGAAAACAGGACTGCAGAAACAGCCTGACGGAAGCTGGAGAGTTCCGGGGCAGGAAAAAGACTATCCAGAGTACAAGGGCAAAGGACAAAAAGCCGTTGACTTCCTTATAAGGCAGAAAGGCGGCTGCGTGAACGGCGCATTTTACAGAAAAGACGTGGGAAGCATAGACATTGTTTATGGCGAAGTCCACGACCCTGTGAAGCATACCGGCTACGGACTGGCGCATATCATAGACAAGCACGGAATGAACGATGTGAGGAAGCTCGGCGAGGCGATAGAAAAAGGCTCAATGAGAGTTGAAACTCAAAAAAGCAAAAATCCAAGATATATTATTGAGTATCAAGATTACAGGGTTGTTCTAAGTTCTGAATGGAAAGGTCAAAAAAGACAACTAGTCGTAACCAGTTTCACAAGAAAAAAGGCGGGAAGCAACTCGTCAATCGGCGCAGTTGACAATTACACGGCGGCGACCTCGCCGAAACCCACAGACACTATAGCACGCAACGCCCCGGAAGTCAAATCAATTGCAGAGATGTGGCAGATGATAAAACGACTATAAGGGTATGACAGAAGTATTCAGGCGCATAATGCGGAAAAAAATCGAGAGCAGGCTCGAATGGAACGAGATTGCGGCAAAGGCAGGGATAAAAATCTCAAGCTGGATGACAGGAATCCCCACGTCAAACCCGACCGATGACGACATAAGGAAAATCGCACCGGTGCTCGGCACAACCTACGAATGGCTCAAGTATGGCAAATAGCGTCTACCCTCTCAAGATAAACGGCTACATCTACTCGCCAAAGACACGGAAGGGCTTCCTTAGAATGAGAAGAATGGGAATCCCCCGGCCGCTGTTCTCCATTGAGAACGAGCTGGCCAAGAAACTTAAAAGCCGGTACAGAAAACTCGCAATACAGCTCCTTAAAGACTTAAAGGAAAAAATCAGGCGGAACGGAATCACCCTTGACAGCGCGCTTGTGGCGGACGGCAAGGAGGAAGAAAACCTTGAAAACCTTGAAAGCCTGATGAAGTTCTTTGACGAGATGGGCGAGAAAATGCGAAAGGAGCAGGAGGAAACCGCAAGCCGGGCGAACATGGGAAGCGTGGCCAGCAGTCTTGAGCATGAATGGTTCGAGGAGGACCAGGAGGAGCTGGCACGGCTTGACGAGCAGTTCACAGGTGATATTGAGAAGATATTCAGGAAAGAGCAGAAAAACTACCTGAAACGGCTTCTTGACGACGCGGACGGAAAGACCAAAAGAATATTGCAGTCG